GCGATAAAGATAAGATGACTGACGCTCAAGCCAATGAATACTTGGCTGAACTCCAGTTAAAGATGAAAGGAAACCCTACGGAGTTCTCCGCGTTTATGCAAGGCAAAGGAACTCCTAACGTATTAAAACAACGGAAAGTTGTATCAAAGGAACTAGAGGATTTCCTTGGTTTAATTGAAGAGCCAGGACGAAGGGTGGAAACAACTATGTCCGTCCTTAATCGGATCAATGAATACAGCGAAGCAGATGCTAGAATAGCCAAGGCTTTGATTGATTCTGGAGCAGCAGTAAGATCGTCAGATCCCAGAGCTAATACGCAAGGACTTCAACCATTGAACCTTAAACGCGGAGAGTTCCTAGTTGATGGGGAAAAGTTGCTTGTCGATCCATACACTCAAACCGCGATAAATAAGATTTACGCAAGCAGAATGGATCAAGATTCCAATTTTTTAGCAAAGCGTTTAATTCAAGATTTTTATGAAACTGCCGTTTCTGGATTTAAGTCTGCCAAAGTTCTTGGAAACCTTTCATCTTATTTGATTCAAGCACCAAGTAACCTTGCGGCAACTCTTGGAGCGGGAATGAATCCGATCCTTGGTCTTGGCAATGCAACAAAGATGGCACTCGGAACACTTAGTGGTACAAGGCTAGGAGGATTACCGGTGATTAAGAAGTTTGCCAACCAAGCTTCACCATTAACATTGCAGGCGTTTGAAGACTTTAAAAAGCGCGGGATGATTACTGGAAACTTTGCGTATGAAGACTTAAAAGCTGGACTTCAAGGCAAGCGTTTAGGCAAGGCTTTGGAAAAAGTCACTGATGTTCCTGGTCGTGTTTACAGTTTACCAGACAACATATTCAGAATTGTTAATTACGAGAACAATATGCACGTCTTGAAGAAGATGATGCCGACTGCCACCGATGAGCAAATCAAAGAGATGGGGTCAAGGCTTACGACAAGAACGTATCCAAACTATGACTCAATAAGTCCTGAGATTAAGGTTTTATCAAGAGCGGGGATCATGCCGCAGTTTGTTGCCTACACGCTTGAGTTTGCAAGAACCCAATTTGAACAGGCTAAGGCAATAAGAGGTATGATGGATGGAACTTTTGTTTCTAAGTTGGGAGCAGAATTCAAAGATATTCCAGTGAATCAAGCGGCAATGAAAAAAGAAGCTGCAAAAAGGGCAGTTGCTATGGCCTCTGCTTATGCAGCCGCAACATATGGATTAAATGAGTTTAATAGAAAAACCTTTACGAAAGAGGAAGAGAGAGCTTATCGTGACACAGTTGCAGCAGAATATGAAAGAGATAAGCCACTAATGCTTTACAGAAAAGAAGATGGTTCTGTTGGTTCAATTAACACTTCCGTTTACTTACCGCAAACCATATTAGCCAATCCTATTATGGCAGTATTGCGCGGGGAAGACGCAGAAGAAGGGACGAAAAACTTTGCCAATATTCTTGGTAAAGAACTTATAGGTGAGGGAGCATTTGCATTCCAAGGACTTAGCTCATTAGTTTCAGGAAGGGACTTTGATACTGGAGAGTTAATATCAAACGATCCAAGCACAGTTGGAAACATAGCAGATCGAACCGTAAACTTTGCAAAAGAGTTTATCCCATCTACAATTACTGCTATTCAAAAGCCGGGCAAAACGCCAGAAGAAAAACTTACAAGGCAGTTAGGAATTCGTGAGGAAAAAAGAACAATCCCAGAAGGCTTTGGGTTTAAGGCTCGCCTTATCCATGAAGCAGTTGGTAATATCAAGTCTACAATGTCTGGGCATCAATATGCATTGAAAGATGGAAGGGTTACTCCAGAGCAATACAAGAGTCTGATTGCGAATGAGCAAAGCAACTATGCTGGCAATATGCAAAAGATGCTAGATCATGTGCAGAATCTTAGAACGCTTGGAGAAACAGATGAAACAATTATCCCAATGCTTAAAGACGCAAAGTTTTCCAGCTTAGATACACTCAATCTACTGGAAGGGAAAGTTCCTCCTTTTGAGCCCACTAATCAAAAAACTACATCTGAGATGCTTGATGAACTAATTGGAAAGAATAATTCCGAAACCCAGCAAAATATTAGAAACTTTATCAAGAAAGATCCGATTGTAGGCGATAAGATTCTTAATGCCTACAGGGATAGGATGCGAACCCAAGGAATTGTTCTTTCTCCTAAAGAGTCATTACTTGCAGGATTGCCAACTGATGAAAAGGTAAAAAGGCTTTTTCCAGAAATTCAATCAAGCCGCGACCCACAAGCAGAAATCAGAAGGCTCTTCAAGAAAAAGATATTGACTGAAACTGATGTGAAAGCGATTGTTTTGAGGCAAAGGTCTCTAAGAAATGAGTGACGAAAAACTAGAGAAGTTCAAAGAGAACTACTACGATGACCGCCCTGATAAGAGCGAGTGGTTTCTTGAGGTTCGTGAACGTGCCAAGTCTCTTTCCCGCAACAACGTAGAACATTACGCCCCACACAAGGCAGCGTTGGCCTTGTTCCTTTTATCTCAGGGCGCAAGGATAACTGAAATCTCCAAGAAAACAGGAATCGGGCGGGATGTGATCCGTGGGCTTGAGTGGCGGCACAATGACACCTTAGAGACGAAGAGGAAGGAGTTCTCCATGCGCTACGCCATTGCTGCACAGGAATACACCGATTTACTATTTGAACGCGCCACTCAGCTATATGACGATCCAGACAGCCTTGCCAAGATTTCACCAGAGAAGCTGGCAATCACCGTTGGCATCTTGACCGATAAAGCCGCTCAACTGACCGGAATGGCAACTACCGTGGTGGAGCATCGCAAGGGAGCGAGCCTAGATGATGCCGCCAATCTGATTAACGAAGCAAGGTCACGCATTGCCAAGGGCAAGGTGATTGAAGCAGAAGTCGTATGATTTGGAGACCGCATCAAATCCTCACCCCGCCAGCGGACGAGGAACTGGTTCAGATGACACCGGAAGAGGTGTTATCAATCCATCGCGTTTATCACGAAGCCATCGAGAACGCGGAGAAAGACCCGTATCAATATGGTTTCCGGCTACCTCACTGGACGAAGGCCGAGGAGCAGTTGCACGAAGTCAATGAGATCCTTGCGCTGGGAGGTAATCGCTGTCTTGCCCCAGATCAAGAGATTTATGATCCAGTAGCAAATAAATCAATTCAAGTTTCAAAAATCAAAAGCAGTTTTCACGTTCTTGCTTGGGATGGGGAAAAACAGATTCAATGCCGTGCGCTACAACCATTTGTAAAGACTGTTGCCAAGACATACCAAGTGATTCTAGGAAACGGTGACTCGTTTCAGTGTTCGGCGGCGCATCAAGTTTCAACTCCCTTTGGATGGCGTTCCGTAAAAGACATAGGGATCGGCGGCGTTGTCTCGATTCATAGGAAAGATTCATCTTCCCCTTGTTCTTCTGGCCTTCAAGGATTCTCTTCTTTCCTTCCTCACTCCAGCACGGCTTCAATCCTTTCAAGGTTTCGGCTAAATGCTTTGCGTTGGATTCAAAGACTTCAAGATTCTCTATCCGATTGTCAGTCTTCACCCCGTTTTTATGGTGGACAACTTCCGTTCTTAAAAGAAATCGACCCAAGTAATCCTCCATCACAAGCCGATGCTCCAGAATATAATGAGTATATTTCTTTGCTTGAGGGTGACCAGGAGAGTAAATCTCTACATAACCGTCCTTATTCACAGTCCGCCCACCTTTCCAACCCTTATGAAGTAATCCGCTACGAGGACCACTCCGAGGCATTAAAATCTTGTGTTTCTTACAAAGTTTTGAAACACCAGCCGTTGACCATTTTTGACCGCATCTTTCAAACGCTAGGTCGGAAACTTCTTTTAGTGTTTTCCCTTGTTCGATCAGTGCCTTTAATTCCTCGCCTGATACAACGTGTTCTAGTATTTTTTTCATCGGCACTGACAAAGCCATGGGAAACAGTTGTCATCAAGGTTTATGATAAACCAGTTAGCGAGATATGGGACATTGAAGTTCCTGAGACTGGAAACTATTTTATTGGGGATGTTCTTCAAAAAAATTCGGGAAAAACCCAGTGGGGTGCTTTCTCGGTTGTCCGCGCTGCGGTGGAAAATCCCAACTCCGAGATATTCTGCTTTGCTCAAACGTCCGAAGTGTCTATCCGCCAGCAACAAAGCGCGGTCTGGGCTTGGCTTCCAGAGTATCTAAAAACCAAGTTTACTAGCGCAAACGCCTACATTTCCTACAAGAAGAAAACTGGATTTACTGACTCGTCGCTGATCCTGCCGAACGGCTCACAGATTATCTTCAAGACGTATTCCCAGTATCAGAACAATCCAACCATCCTAGAAGGGGCGGAACTTGGATCTAGGAATCCAGTCTGGCACAATATCGGCGTTTGGTTGGACGAATACCTTCTCGGCCCCGAATTGATAAATACGTTGCGATTTCGACTTGCAACTCGCAACTCAAAGATGCTGGTGACGTTTACGCCGATTGACGGGTGGACTGAGGTGATTAAGGAGTATCTGGATGGAGCGACAACCATTGAGAGTAGGGAGGCGGAACTCCTTAATAATGAACTAGTTCCGTATGTTCAGAAGTCAAAGAAGCTCAATGCGTCCGTTCATTACTTCCATTCGCAGGACAACGCTTTTGGTGGATATGATCGCATCAAAGAGACGCTGAAAGGCAGGACGAGGGAGGAGATTCTGATTCGGGCATACGGTGTGCCGATGAAGTCACACGCCACCAAGTTCCCGAAATTCAACAAAGTTGTCAACGTGGTGGAGCCGGACAAGATACCGACCCGCAACATCACAAGGTATCATGTCATTGACCCTGCTGGATCGAAGAACTGGTTCATGTGCTGGATTGCCGTGGACGAGACTGGCACAATGTGGGTTTACCGTGAATGGCCTGGAGTAGACGTTGGCGACTGGGCGGAATGGCGGAACGGCAAATGGATGCCGGCAGAGGGAGCTAAGGGGCAAGGGTATGGTATCCGAGATTACGTTGAGCTTATTGAGCAGGTGGAAGGTGACGAGGAAATTTTTGAGCGATTGATTGACCCTCGACTCGGTGCGGCGAAGTATCAGGTTCAGGACGGTTCATCATCCATTATCGAGGATTTGAACGATGCGGGAATGGTTTGTATTCCGGCACCGGGACTAGAGATTGACGACGGACTGCAAGCATTGATCGGGAAAATGGCATGGGATACGTCTAAGCCGTTGGATTCTGTCAACCGTCCCCACTTTTACATCAGTTCCGATTGTGAGAACATCATCCAAGCATTGTCGGAATACACTGGAGATGGCGGATTGAAAGAAGCGTGGAAAGACCCGATTGACGTTTTACGCTATGCCGCGATTGCAGGAATAGATCATGTTGACAATTCCGTTGGTTTGGTTACAACTCAGGGAGGTGGAGGCTATTAACATGAGTGCGAAGAAAGAAGCAAAGAAAAGAGGACGACCAGCGAAGGTTGTTGAACCTGTTGTAGAATTGCCGGAAACGCCATTGAAAGCAATGATTCTAGGTCTTTGTAATAACCCGACATGGGTGCGCGGCAGAATCGACGGATTTGGAGTGAATATCAAAGTTCCCGCTCAGATGTCAAAACGCTTGATTGGGAAGGAAGTTAGTGTTATCCTTGTCGATTCAGACTTAGGCGATTACTACCAATACATAGCATGAACGACATTCAAGAAATAGAGGATGAGTCCCTTGTTTACCTAGACAAGAAGCCTGATATTGGGGCATTGTCCAATGCCTATGACACTTGTTTGGTTGATCTGGACTATTACTTTGAGTCTTGTTTGCGCTCCTACAATGATCGACGGAATATCTGGGATGGCAAGTCGGATGATCTACGCAAGAACGGAGCAAATGCTTTCCCGTGGCAAGGTGCTTCCGACCAAGAAGTGAACGTAGTTGGTGAGCGCATTGATATGTATGTCGCGCTATTCGACCAAGCGTTAGCACGTTCCCACATCAAAGCGTTCCCAACTTCGATGGCAGCAATGCCAAAAGCTGCGGTTGTTTCTGGTTTCCTTAAGTGGATGCGCTCCTCCTACATTCCCGACTTTAAGCGTCAGATGGAGCTTGGTGGAAACTACCTGATGGAGAAGGGGATTATGGTCTCCTACGTTGGATGGAATCGTGAGAAGCGTTCTTATCTCCAGAGTGTAAGCCTAGAGCAGATTGCAGAAGCCTCCCCTGACCTTGTGGAGTTAATCCTTAGCGCACAAGATGACGAGATGCTGCTTGATTTGATCCAGCAGTCATTCCCTGACCTTTCTACGAAAAGGGCTAAGAGAGCGATCAAAGACCTCCGCAAGATGGGTGTGGCAGAAATACCGCTCCCTCGTCAAACAGTTGACTCCCCAGTTGTCTATGCTTGCGCTCCCGATGGCGAAGTGATGTTTCCGTCTTACATTTCAGACCCACAACGCGCCCCGTATATGTTTTGGCGCACCTTCCTGACAGCGCAGGAGCTTGAGAAAAAGGTAACGAATGAAGGCTGGGATGAGAAGTGGGTGGAGAATGCCATCAAAACACTTCGCGGAAAAGACTCTATGTATCTCGATGGCGAGAAGGTCAAGACCCAGACACGACTTCCAATCACTGATGACAATGACCTTGTGATGGTTGTTTATGCGTATCAACGTCTCATCGACGAAGAAGATGGTTCTGAGGGTATTTACTGCACAGTCTTCCATCCTCAGACAGATGGATATGCCAAGCATGAGCTTCTGAATGGATATGATGACTACCCGTTTGTAGTTACCCGCCTAGCCAATGACCAGAAACGAATGTATGAAGTTCAGACTTTTTCGGATATTCTGCGAGGCCCACAGATGCAAATTAAGACAGAGCGCGACAGCCGCATTGATCGAGCGTCTCTTGCTACTCTACCTCCTATTATGCATCCTGCTGGAAGGCCTCCTTCTGATTGGGGTCCTGGTCGCCGAGTCCCGTATCGGCGTTTGGGTGAAATTGCTTTCGGTCCGATTCCTCCACGTGATGATGGTTCTGTTGAAAGTGAGCTTTCGATGCGTGGGCAAGCTGATCGCGCTATTGGTTTGGATCTTACAAATCCCCTTTCGGCGGCGCGGCAGCAATACTACATCGGCAAGTTCCTAGACCACGTTAAGGATGTTCTTACGATGGCGTGGAAGCTGTATCAGCGTATGGGGCCAGATGAAGTTTTCTTCCAAGTTACGGGTAATCCCAACCCACAGGTAATGACGAAGGGTAGTCCCGATGAGAACTACTCAATTATTGTTTCGTTCGACTCTTTATCAAGTGATCCAGAGACAGCCGAGACTCAGTTGAAGAACATGGTGTCACTGGTTCAGTTGGATCGGAATGGGATTCTGGATGTCAACAAGCTCCTTGAGTTTGCAGCTTCCTCGATCAATCCAATCTTTGCCGACTACGTTCTCCAGCCAGTGGAGGAAGCGCAACAGAAGGTTGCGAAGAACGTCACAGATGACCTCGCCAAGATATTCGCTGGCATTGAAGTTCCCGCACAACCTAATGGCGCACAGATTGCAATGCAGCTTGTCCAGGCTTACGTCCAGCAACCCGATGTTGCGGCTAGAGCGCAGTCTGACGAGGCTTTTGCGGCTCGCTTGCAGAAGTATGCCGGACAGTATCAATTCCAGCTACAACAAGCTCAGAACGCTGAGATTGGACGTATTGGAACAGCCCCTGCCGAGATGGGCGGGATGACGACTCAGGGAATGGAGCAATGAAAACTATGAAACAAGGACTATACGCAAATATCAATGCCAAACGCAAACGTATTGCAGCAGGCAGCGGCGAGAAGATGAATAAGGTTGGTAGCAAAAAAGCACCAACTGCTAAGGACTTCAGAGATTCAGCAAAAACTGCAAAGAAGAAGTGAACGCTTTAGCAAATGACATAGCCAGATGTAACGGGGTCGGGTTTGATGAGGATGGTGAGTGGGGCTGGCGCGAGGGCTGCGAAACCTGCTTGCGTAGGACTGCCCCTCGCCCAGAATACTACTCGCTGATTGACCCTCCCGCCATCATTGCGTTTTGGTGCGAATACCTGATTGAACCCGTGACTGCACCAAGCATTGAGCGTAGAGAGGCATTGTTATCGCTTTTAGAAAAATCTTAATCGAGCCATAATGGAAAAGCGATTTACAAAGATAGTCACCAATCCCAAGACTGGTCGCGCACGCACGATTAAGTTTGGTCAAGCTGGCAAGGCGGCAGATGGCGGTGATCGTATCCGCCCCGGCACGGCCAAAGGCGATGCTTATTGCGCTCGTTCTGCCAAGATCAAAGGAGATTGGAAGTCAGACCCCAACTCACCGAACAACCTTTCCCGCCGCAAATGGAAGTGCAAGGGAAGTAAATCAATGAAGTGATTCAAATGACACCACTACCCAAACCAACCATCCAGCAAGCTGTAGCAGCACTCTCAGATCGTGATGAGTTCAAAGCCATCATCCAGTTCATCCAGGACGAACGTGAGAGATTCTTTGCCGACCTCCGCCAGTGTGTAGATATCAACGAGGTAATGAAGATTGTTGGCAGCGTGGCGACGTTGGATGAGCTTCTATCTTTGTTGAAAAAAGAAGGTTGACATCTTAGCCGCCCATGCTTTTATTGCTCCGCCGTTCTGTTTTTCGGCGTGTTTGTGTGTTCAGGGAGCCGTAGGGGTTAATTCCTCTACGGTTCTTCTGTTTAGAACAGGTTGATGCGGTGAACGCAAGCATCACCGATCTTGGCTGTTCGGCAGAGAAAAGATTCGCTTCGTGGCGAGGTTTATCGCGTCTTGCGATTTGTCGCAGGTTATCCAGTTCCGCCCCATCCTTTGCGCGACGGCGGCGGTTGTTCCGCTCCCACAGAAGAAGTCTGCGACAGTTCCACCCTCGGGGCAGCTTGAACGGATTACGCGCTCAAGTAGCGCCTCGGGTTTCTGGGTCGGGTATCCATTCCGTTCCTTGGCCATATTGTTGACGGCGGGGATGTCCCAGAAGTCAGGAGCTTTCTTCATTTCTCCCGCCATGCGGTTCGATGTCGCCGGGATCATGTCGGCGGTGAAGTGGTGCTTCCCTGCTTGCTTTGCATACCACAGCAGAGAGTCGTGCTTGCGCGGCCAATAGCGCGGCGAGCTTCCACCTAAGCCATAGAGCCATGCCACGTCATTCAAGAAGCATTCGTCGCCCATGATCTTGTCCATTTCCACCTTCAGATAGTGGCTGGCGTGCCAGTCGCAATGCAGGTAGATGCTTCCCGTTGGCTTTAGCAGTCGCTTCATTTCGTAGAGTCTCACCACCATCCAATTCAGATATTGGTGCAGGCTTTCCCACTTGTCGGAGAATGCCCCCGAGTCGCCTTTGTAGTCGGCTTGTGAGTAGTAGGGCGGGTCGATGTAGATTAGATCCACGGTTTCAGAGTCCATCCCTTGCATCACGTCCAAACAATCGCCGAACAAGGCGCTGCATGGAACGCCGAGGAGCGTCTTTCGTGGAATCGGAGATTTAGGGTCGGCGTGCATGAGGTCAAGCGTTCGGCGCTGAATGCCGCTTGATGAACGACTTCACGCAGTCGCCTTTCCGTGCGAATTTTCTGCCATCAGCAAGATCCCAATAGCGGTCGATCACGCACCATTTGCCCTTGTCTTCCCCGCTTTCCTCCTTGTAGAGATAGAATCGAAGCGGTTGCGCGTGAACCCACTCCCGTTTCCATTCGTTCTCGCTGGTGACGTGAGGGCCGGAATATATCTTCCCCAGCTCGGGGTCAAAGCCACAAGCCGAACAATGCGTGCGAGGCAACGGCTCATTAGCTTTTTCTTTTTCGGTTGTTTGGTGTGCTGTGTCTTTTTTCATATTGGTATCTTTCGGTGAGTCATCAGAGGCATCTCATTATCGCCGTGCCTCCACATCGGCGTTCGGCTTAAATTGAATTTCATCCAGCATATTGCTTGGTTCGTTATGCCCGTTTGCCATCGC